ATGTTGTTCGTTATACTGATAATGAGGTGAAAGCGCGACAATTAGAAGCGTTGGGATTTAAAAAAGTCGAAAAAGAAGATAAGAAAGCAACGGTTAAGAAACAACCAGCTAAGAAAGAGGGATAATCGACATCCCTCTTTTTCTTTTGAAATGAGGTGATGGAATGATTATTACTCTTGAAGAAGCACAATCCATTGATCCAAATATCACTCAAGATGATTTAGAATCATTTGAGCAGAGCGTAAGAAAGTTAACGAATAACAATTTTCAAAACAAAATGGTCCGTTTTACAGATGTGAAAATTGAGTCGCCTAATATTATTCGAGTTAACGAAAAAATAAACGGGTTACGAATCAATGACACCGTAGAAATCAATTATTCGGCTTATAACGATGGATTGTATGTCGTGAAGACGATTGGACCTGATAACACCATAACGGTTGAAAGTGAGCCGTTTTTGGATGAAATTAACCAACGTTTAATGGTTACATTGGTGCAATATCCAGCAGATATTAAAAAAGGGGTTAAAAAACTCATTGAATACGATAAGAAAATGGCTGGAAAGATTGGAATTAAGTCCGAAACCATCAGTCGTATGAGTACCACTTATTATGATGTTACATCAACCGAAAATACTGACGGTTATCCAAAATCATTGCTCTCATTTCTTGATAAGTACAAGAAAATGAGGTGGGGTTAATGAATACTTTTCAAATACAACAATTGACACAAATTGATGATGGAATTGGCGGATATATTGAGGACTGGACATTGTTTAAAGAAGTTCAAGGTTATCTCGACTTAGTAACAGGAACCGACCTAAATTCTGTCCAGAATGCCATAATTGAGCAATCAACCCATCTGTTAATCATTCCTGAATATATGGAAGGTGTTACTGACAAAATGCGCGTAGTGGACGAAAACAAACGTTATTATACGATTACCTATAGCGATGATCCAATGGGAGTACATCATCATAACGAAATCTATTGTAAGTTTGGTGGTGTATTGGATGGAATTTGAGGATAAATCAAGTGTAGTAAAGAAGGCATTAAAATTTGCAGCAGTAAAATCAATGGAAAGTGCTTGCCTTTTAGTTGAAGGACAAGCCAAAGCACTGGCGCCGGTTGGAAGTACAGGCGAATTAAGAGACAAAATTAGTCATAGAGTCTTTGAACAAAACGGGAAAATCGTTGGTCAAGTCGGTTCACCATTGATGTATGCCATTTATGTAGAATACGGTAAAAATCCAGTGCCGTATTAAAACCGGGCAAAATCGGTGAAGGCTAAAGCGTTCAGCCATGCTAATACCGAGGTAATGGAAATCATCATTCCATACCGTAGAGCGTACCAGGTGAGCGATAAGAGAGCAATAATCCTGGCAAGAGTGTCCGGCAATCTTATTGATTGAAAATGTACGCCGAGCTTATGGGAAACCATAAGAAGTTAGGATAAAAAGCCTAACGATAACAATAATTCTGACTGGTGAATTTGCAGAGAATGGGGCAGGTCGTAAAGGTGGATGGGTATATCAGGATCCATCTGGTGAATGGTTCTTTACTTGGGGCATGGAACCACAACCATTTTTACGTCCGGCATTTAGAAGTAATAAAAAGCAAGTGATAAAAATAATTGGTGATAAATTTAAAACCTCTTTCAAGGGGGTTAAAGGTAATGATTGAATTTGTACAAGAGTTAACAAAACAGTTTAGAGCAGTTACACCAGAAAGTTTTCATGAGAAGAATCGAAAATCAACAGTAATTTATCCTTACCTAACGTTTGATTTTGATGTTGAATCAGTTGAAAGAAATATTGAAGGTTTCGATATTGATGTTGACATATTCGACAACAATTCAAGCTATACAAATATATTTCAGTTGGAAAGCAATATAAAAGCACATTTTAAGGATTTAATAATTTTAACAGATGATGTATTAATGCGTTTTAACTTTTTGAGGTCTACAAAGATTTCAACCGGTGACGATTTGATTAAACGGAGAAATTTACAAATTTACTGCAAGGTAGATTGGAGGAATAAATAATGGTATTAAATAAATCGGGATATTCAAGCACTACCGCAAAGAATTACATTATTGACGCGGCGGTTGTATATACAAATGTGTCATTTGACAGCGCTAGTGGCGATTTTACGGGCACGTTGCAGGGCGCGACATCAGGCGGGGTTACATTAACTATCGAACAATCCTATCGAGATATTGAAGTTGATGGGGCAACAAAAATGAAAGTGAAAGGAAATAAGGTTCTTGAATCTGCAAATGCAACCATCACTGCAAATATGAAAGAATTGACGGCTGAAAATATTCGTAAATCACTGAATGGATTAATCAGAGATGCTACTGCAGAGGAAGCACCTGCTGGATATAAAGTAATTGAATCAAAATTAAATATTGATGATACAGATTATATTTCTAATATGGCGGTTGTTGGTCGATTGAGTGGAACAAACAAGCCGATTATCGCCATTCTTGATAACGTGTTATGCACTTCAGGCCTTGAATTAGGTACGGAAGACAATAACGAGGCCGTCGTAGAACAAACATATGAAGCACATGCAACTCCTGAACAATTAGAAGCAGAAACATTCCCATGGAAAATATTGTATCCTGGTGAAACAACTGGTGCATAAGGAGGATAATAGATGAATTATGAAATGAGAGAGTTGAGGGGTGACGATCTGTTTACCCTTCTTTCTATTGTTGGAAAGTTGGATATTAAAGACGATTTTGTGAAGATGTTTGAGAGAAATGCAGTTACTGATAGTGAAGTTGATGCTGAAAAACGTGGCATGGAGGCCACAGCTAATTTATTACAGACCGTTCTCAAAAATATTGGTTCTGTAAAGAATGATATTAATGCTCTACTTGCTGATTTATGTGGTGTAAACGTTAATGAGATTAAAAAGCTAGGATTAAAAGATTATACAGCATTATTAATTAATTTCTTTAAAAAACCTGAATTAAAGGATTTTTTTACATCTATCGCCTCCTTACTGTAAACCAAAATGAGAATATGGAGTTTAAATTAAAAGACATTTTGTTTAAACGATATGGAGATCCGTTATCCTTGCTAAGAACTCATTCGTTAGCAAGTTTAGCGGATTTTATTTTGTATTTATTTGATAAGGATGTAGAGGACAGCCTTTGGGAAACGTGGTTACACAAGTATAGTAAAAAGAGTTTTCCAGACTTCAAGAAAGAGCATTACAAAGAAATGTACAGACCTAAAAATAAGTTGTTAACAAAAGAGGAAGAGCAAGCGGCCATCAATAATGCAATGAAGTTTATCAAGCCTGTTAACAAAGGCGGTGAGATTGAAAATGAATGAAATTTTTAAGCTTTTTGGAACAATAGGCGTCGATACATCTAACGCAGAAAAAGGTATAGATAGTACTGTTGGTAAAGCCAAAGACGCAGGTAGCAAAATTACAGGTTTTTTCAAAAAAGCCGCTATTGCAATAGGAACTTATTTTGCAGTTGATAAATTAGTTAATTTTGGTAAAGCATCTATCGAAGCTGCGGCAAGCGCGAAGGCTATACAAGCACAATTTGACCAAGTGTTTGGTAATGTTGGCGATCAAGCTCAAGATACAATTGATGGAATGGCAAAAGAGTTTGGTATGTTGCCGAACAGAATTAAACCATCATTTACCAGTGCTACATCTATGTTTAAAGGCTTAGGATTAAGCACAGAAGAAGCCATGACACAAGCTAAGACAGCAGTAACAATGGCAGCAGATGCAGCCGCCTTTTATGACATGAGTTATGAAAATGCTAATAGTGCTTTAAATTCGTTCATAAAAGGTAACTATGAAGGCGGTGAAGCCATCGGACTATTTGCAAATGAAACGCAAATGGCTTCTTGGGCGGCTAAAAATCTAGGCTTAGACTGGAATAACTTAGATGAAGCCGGCAAACAAGTAGCGCGTCTACAATTTGCCCAAGCGATGCAAGAAGCCGCAGGAGCAACCGGACAAGCGAGTCGAGAATCTGATGGTTACGAAAATCAGTTAGGTAACTTAAAACAAGCCTGGACAGATTTTAAGGCAGTTGTAGGGGAACCTATTTTAGGTACTGCAGTTGCAGGCCTTCAAAATGTCACAGGTTGGCTACAAACAGCCGGACAAAAAGTGCAAGATTTTCAAGGATGGCTGGGGAATCTAAAAGATGACATTACGAGTTCCACAGCCTTTACTTCATTGCGAGATGTTTTTCAAGAAATCTCTGATAAGGTTCAAGGCTTTTTTGACAAGGTTAGTGAGAGTGGTGTTTTTGATACCTTCGTACAAAAGATGGGAGAATTGAAAGATGACGTTCTAGCCATTGACTTTAACAAATTAGCAACAGATGCATCAAACTTTTTAAACGCGATTCTACCACTTATAGCTGGAATTACAGGTGCTGCCGCGGCATTTGGCATATATACTTTAGCTTTACACGCTAAAAGTGCAGCTGAAACCATAGCAATTGTTAGTATGTATGCAATGGATGCAGCAGGGAAAGTACTAGGAGCAACAATGGCTTTTTTAACTAGTCCAATTGGAATAGTAGTTGTTGCTATTGGTGCACTGATTGCAATAGGTGTCTTGTTATGGCAAAACTGGGACACTATTAAGGCAAAAGCTGGAGAATTGAAAGATAATGTTGTAAATAAAATAACTGAATTGAAAAATGGATTTGTAAATAAAGTAAACGAACTCAAAGACGGGGCAGTAAATAAATTTAACGAGTTACGCGACAAAGCTGCCAACGCCATGCAAACAGCCAAAGAAAAAATAGTGGCCCCTATAGAAGCAGCTAGAGATAAAATTGGTGGGATTGTCGATAAAATCAAAGGGTTCTTTTCTGGATTGAAGTTGAAGTTACCAAAAATAGAAATGCCAAAACTACCTCATTTTAGTTTGAAAGGTGAATTTAGCCTAAAGCCACCATCTGTACCAAAATTAAGCGTAGACTGGTATGCAGATGGCGGTATCATGACGGCTCCAACCATTTTTGGGATGAATGGAAGAAACCTTATGGCAGGTGGTGAATCAGGTCCAGAAGCTATATTGCCATTGAATGAAGAAAACCTTAATGCTATTGGTAGAGGTATAGCTGCAACAATGAATTCGAACCAATCGAATAGACCAATTGTACTGATGTTAAATGATAAAGTATTAGGTCAATTCGTTGGTGATGTTTCCGACCGAGAAGGTGGAGTGAGAATTAGAAGAATTGACAGGGGGCTTGCTACGTGATGTATGGTATTAAATATTTAGGCAAGCACTCCTATAGTGATTTAGGCATAACAATGGCTCCGGGGCGCGAAATAGGTTTACCAAGTAAGAAAAAAATTCTTGTTACTGTTCCTTTTTCAAATATTGAATATGACTTCAGTGAGGTGTATGGAACCCAAGCATATGAACCAAGAACATTAAAGTATCCTTTTAATATTCAAGACACAACAAAAGAGCGAATGATTACCAAGAAAACAAAAATACTCAATTGGCTCATGAATAGTCATGGAAAGCAAAAACTTTATGATGACGTTTATCCAGGCTATTATTTTTTAGCCGAAATCGAAGGAAGTACATCGTTTTCTGAGAACTGGGCAGATGGAATATTGACGGTAACATTTAAGGCTTATCCGTTTATGATAGCGGAATTAGAGGAAGGAAATGACATATGGGACACGTTTAATTTTGAGCTAGACGTTGCGCAAATAGTTGATTTTGAAGTCAATGGTAATATAGAAGTTACATTAATAAACGCTGGGGTACCTGATGTGATACCAGAAATAACATGTTCCAGTCAAATGACAATTATAAAAGATGGTATATCCTACACAATTGCACAAGGAACAACAAAAGACCAAGAATTTATGTTGAAGTCTGGGGAAAATGATTTAAAAATAACCGGTTATGGGACGATCTCCTTTAAATTTTTTAAGGAGTTGATCTAGTTTGTACAAAGTAACAATTATAAATGACGGAGTGTCAACGGTTATTCATAGTCCATATGTAAATGACCTTAAATTACCTACCGGGACAATAAAAAAAGAAATAAATAAGATTGATTCTTTTAACTTTAGTTTTTACCTTAACAATCCGGCACATGGCAAAATTAAACCACTTAAAACACTCATAAATGTGTTGAATCTCAAAACCGGTAAATATGACTTTGAAGGTCGTGTTTTAGGTCCATCTAAAAATATGGATTCGAGTGGCTTATTTGACGAATCTTACGAATGTGAGGGAGAGCTTGGTTATTTACATGATTCCCAACAAAAACACCGAGAATTTAGAGGTAGTCCGTTAGAATTATTAACTGACATTCTAAACTATCATAATAACCAGGTTGAAGATTATAAGAAGTTTTATGTTGGTAATGTTACGGTTGAGGACCCAAACGATTATATTTATGTTTATACGTCATCTGAACAGGACACATATGAAACAATCAAAGATAAACTTTTAGATCGATTAGGTGGCGAACTTCAAATTCGAAAAGAAAATGGAGTTCGCTATTTAGATTATCTTGAAAGAGTAGGTGAGGACAAACCTACTGAAATTAAATTAGCAAAAAATTTAATGAGTATGAGTGTTGACGTTGATCCGACTGAGATTGTAACAAGGTTAACGCCATTGGGTACACGAATTCAATCAGAAGACGAAACTGCAACAGGCGCTTCAGAAGCTAGATTGACGATTGAAACAGTGAATAATGGCATTCCTTATATTGATAGGGAAGATTTAATTGCTGAGTTTGGAATTCAAGGCGGTTCCGTTACTTGGGATGATGTTACTGACCCAAACAACTTATTAAGAAAAGGTCAAGAATGGCTTGCTAATCAAAAAACATCTTTGAATCAATATAAAATAGCAGCACTCGACTTATTTTTAATTGGCTTAGACATTGACTATTTGGACGTCGGTAACTCTCACCCAGTCAAAAATCCAATCATGGGGATTGATGAAAGACTAAGGATAATTGGTAAATCAATCAACATTAATGAACCGCAAAATAGCAGTTTAACGATTGGAGACAAATTTAAAACATTGTCTGAATATCAAAATGAAGCTAATAAATCAGCCCAAAAAGTGGTTGACCTACAAAATACCGTTAGCCGTCAATCCCAAACCATTGCTGCTTTAAAAACTGAATTAACAGCCGTTAATGAAGAAGTCCAAGAAGTCCAACAAACGTTGACTGAAAATGATATTCCAGCGCTGGAACAAGCTGTAGCCGATTTACAAACGGCGATTACAAACCTAAATGATGCTATTGACGAAATACCAGACTATGGTCCAGTTACAACCACAACTGATGGACTCATGACAGCAACCGATAAACTTAAATTAAACAAAATTACAGTCGTAAATGAGGTCGATTTGGATGATTTAGTTGCGAGGATTGAAGCGTTAGAAGGTGTGAACAATGCCTAAAATAAGCGAATTGGCTCAGCAAATTAAAGAGTTGACCGAGCAACTTTTGAAGGAGGTCATAAAAGATGGCAATACCGGAAAACATTGAACAACTAGCAAATGATGTAAGGACAAAAGTATATGGAAGAGAAGTACGTGAAGCGTTGGCAAGTGGAATTGAAGCTGCAGGAAGTATAGCAAATGATGCGGATGTAAGAAGTCAAGAGACTGAAACAAAACAAACAAGCCTAGAGAAAAAATATGATGAGCAGATTGCAAACATGTCACTCGAAAATCCAAATGTTGCCGAGGTCGTTGATGCCAGAGTGTCCGGCTACAATGGACAATCATATACAACAATAGGTAAAAGATTTGATTCAGTTGATGCGCAGTTGGCAGAAAATCTGAATGTATCACCATCAGTAATATCAGCCTTTTGGGATAGCCCAGAAGTACCTTCAATTCGACCGGAAGCGAACTCATGGGCTGATGTAACTTGGAAATACCAAACAATGATTGACAACCTTTGGGAACCATTAAGGTTACAAGATACAAACTATATAAAAAGAGTGGATAAAGGATTGGCGTCTGATGGTGTCAATCACTGGTATCGGTATGAATTTACTCCGCCTAATTATGAAAAAACAATGATTCTTTTAGCAGGTATACATGGTGCAGAACGAGTTGGAATTTATACTCTTTATCGATTTATGTACCATGTGGTGAATGATTGGAAGCAATACTCTCAATTATCTTACTTGCGACATAAAGTACGATTAATTGTCATACCGTCAGCCAACCCATATGCACAAGATAAACTTATACGATATAACGCAAACGGGGTGGATTTAAATAGAAATTTTGATTATCGCTGGAGCCAAAGTACAGATCCTTATAAAGGTAGTGCGCCTTTCAGTGAAGTTGAGAGTCAATACATTAAAGACACATTAGAGCAGTACTCTGATGCTACTACTTACTTAGATTTACACAATTTCGGAGTTGGTGATTCAACCTTTGACTTTATTGTATATACGCCTAAGTTAGAAACATTTCCAAGAGAAGTCTATAGAAAAGTAATTCAACGATATTCAACAAATTCAACTTCTTTAAAATGGGATCAGACGGATAACCCATCTGCTTTCAATTATGCAGCAAATCGATTTGGAATGATTGCGTCCAATCCTGAATTCCAACCCGGTAAGTACGGTGACTCACATGGTTCTGAAGATATGACAAACGCTTTAAGGTGGTTTGGAAATATTATTTTGCAACATGCAAGATTTGAAGGTAACGCAAAAGTAGAAACAGCAGTCGAACCATTCACAATCCGCACTATTTTCAATCGGTCAGGAAGCACTGATATTGTTATACCTGTTACTGATGTTTATAGTGAAATAGAAGATTTTCAACTTTCTTTTAATGTGCCTACGAGTGGTATTGTGACACTACATGGTGAAGTTGTAATTTTTGGAACCCTTAATCCAACAACTCAAACATTCTTTGTCCCAAAATTAGGTCAAACTGGTACAAAATTTTTGCCAGACACGGTACAAAATACCTACTGGGAAGTGTACACGGAAGGGGGGGAAAGGCAAACAATTCCATTTAGTGCCGAAATTCCAGTTGTTCCATCAGATAATGGTAATCCTGTTGTAATGGGAATGTATGCAAAAAGAACAACAGACTTAGAAAATAACCCAGGTGAAATTAAAATTTATCGTTATCGTGCAACTGCTACTTTCATACCAGCTGATAAATCAGAAAGATTGCAAATGTTTACAGCTACAAATAGACAAGGCAGTGGTGTAGGGGCGATGCAAAGATTTTATCCTATATAATAAAAAAGTAGCTGATTACATAGAATCAGCTACTTTTATGACTTTTGCGGGATTACCGCCTGCAACAACCATTGGTGGTATACTTTTTGTTACAACACTTCCTGCACCAATTATAGAACCCTGTCCGATAGTTACACCCGGCAAAATAATGCAATTAGCACCAATCCAGACGTTATCTTCTATTATTACTGGTTTTGTGGTGCCTGTTGTATTAATACGATTGGCAGGATTCTCAAAAGATAGATCATGTCCACTTCCGTCCATTATTTGGGTATTTGCGGCTATTAAACAATTATTACCAATTGATATTTTTTCATAGGCATGTATACACGATCCATGGATTCTAGTATTATCACCTATTACTATTTCAGCTCCAGGTCTATCAGCATATAATTTTACGGGTGAGTACATGTTTAAATGATAACCAACATTATCTGAGGTTAAAGTAACATTACTCCCAATAGATATTTTGCCTCCGTTTCTAATATCAATAATTGGTAATTTAACAATTTTTAAGCCATTACCAACACTTAGACCTTTAATTTTTCGTATCTTTTTTAAATAGATTTCTCGCTGGATTTTATTGTAGATTCGTTTAATCATGGCTTTCTTTCCTTTCTGGTAATTTTATTTATTATATTGATGCTTTAATTATATATTAAATAAAATGATTAAGATATTTATAATCGGAAGAAATTGCGCGGTAACAAAAACATAAGCTGCGGTAACAAAAGTGTCCACACTGTATGGACACTTTTTATTTAGGAGGTGGGCATATTGGAGTAATAAAAGGTATTAGAAATGGCTGTTTATTGAGCATACCATTGTGGGTGCTCTTTTTTATTGCTTTTAAAGTCATATTTTGAGGTGATCATATGTTACAACAAATAGTTAGCTTTATAACGATACTGTCATTTTTAGGCGGTATTGTTATTTTTTTATTTAAAAAAATTGTCATCAGTCCATTACAGTTGTCAATCGACAATCTAAA